TTCCTCCAGAAATGGAATTTTTGCGCGATAAAGCAAGTATTAATGGTGATAATATTGACCATTTATTGCGGAGGATTCATGCGCAACAATTTATTACTGGGCGTGTTGGTTTATTGCTTGACATTGATACTAGTGGCTCTGGCAACCCATATATTGCTATATACGATGCAGAGCATATTACTAATTGGGATGAAGGCTCTGATAATGTCGGGTTCAATGCTCTAAATCTTGTGGTACTAGATGAGTCCACATGGGTAAGACGTGACTTCTCATGGTTTGAAGAATTCAGATATCGTGTTCTTTCATTGGGTGATTTAGTTCTTAATGAAGAAGACTTATCCACAAGTGAATACTCACAAGCTGTTGTGATTATGGGTGAGAATGGGGTCATGATTGACCGTGCGCTATACACACCTAAGTATCGTGGTCAGACATTAAATGAAATTCCATTTGTATTTATCAATACAAAAGATATTGCCGCTAAACCTGATATCCCACCATTACTCGGATTAGCTAATCTATCGATTGCAATCTATCGTGCTGAAGCAGATTATCGTCATACACTCTATATGCAAGGTCAAGACACACTTGTGGTAGTAGGTGGCTCTAATGACCAAGACCAAGCAACCCGTGTGGGTGCAGGTGCTAAAATTGATGTAGATATGGGCGGTGATGCCAAGTTTATTGGTGTGTCTTCCTCTGGTCTTGCTGAGATGCGTCAAGCTCTACAGAACGACAAAGAAGCCGCTGTGACTAAAGCTGGTCAGTTAATGAACAGCAACAGCAAACAAGAGTCAGGTGACGCACTTAAGATTCGTATGGCGGCTCAGACAGCAAGTTTGAATCAAGTAGCTGTGACTGCGGCATATGGATTAGAGCAATTGCTTAAAAAGTTAGCACGTTGGATGAATGTGGATGAAACCCAAGTTAAGGTTATTCCGAATTTGCAATTCGCTGATAAGAATATGACTGGTCAAGACTTTGCGCAACTTGTGGCTGCAAAACAAACTGGTTTACTTCCTATCTCGGACGCAGCGTTACATGAAATCTTAAAATCTCAAAATCTAACTAAAATGGATTATGAGCAAGAACGCAAACAAATAGATAGTGAAGATTTAGCTCCACCAATCCAAGTTCAACCTGTTAAACAACCGACCACTACTGTGACAGTAAATGGTCAAGAAGACGATATGACTGACAATGGTGTTAGTCCAACACAAGGCTAATGTTAGCCGAACCTTAGAGGATTTTTAAAGATGGCTTTAAAATACGAATTAACGAGTTTAGACGAAATTGATGCATCACTTCATGATTTATATACATCTGTTGATGATGGTTCAAAATATGTACTTGATGTTGAAGGTGTGAAACCTTTAACTGAATTCAATACTGTGTACTCTGCTCTGCAAAAAGAGCGTAATGATGCAAAGACAATCAAGCAGAAATTGTCTTTATTTGGTGAATTAGAACCCGAATCTGTGCAACAACAGTTAGCACGAATTAAAGAATTAGAAGCCGCATCTGAAGGTAAAATTGATGATGCCAAATTAGAACAAATGGTTGCCGCTCGATTAAATGCGAAGCTACAACCTGTGATTAGTGAGAAAGAGCTATTGCTCTCTAAAACAAAAGAATATGAAGAACAATTAAATCGTTATCAAACGATTGAGCGTCAACGTAGAATGAATGATGAGTTCACGAGTAAAATCAGAGCCGCTAAAATTGATTCACGTTTTGAAGAAACTGTGATGCTTAAAGCGGAAAGATTGTTTGTGGAAACTGATGATGGTAAGTTCTTGACCAAAGACGATTACCTTCCATTTGAAGCGTGGTTAGCACAGCAACAGCAAGTGACAGCATTCTGGTGGGGTGAATCTCAAGGTGGAGGTTCTAAAGGCTCTGGTGGTACTACACGAGTCGATAATCCATTTGCGTCAGGTAATATGACTGAGCAAGCAAAACTCATGTCTGAAAACCCAGCCTTAGCACAACAATTAGCTAAAGCAGCAGGTAGTAAATTAGTTTTTTAAAATATGCTTGACAGGTCTTAGGATGTATGAAATAATCAGCCATAGTTTATTTTTTGTGGCAATAAAATTTAAATTTTTCATCTCGTAGGTTCTCCTCTTGGTTTCTAGCATGAACCTCTCCATCATGCTAGGAATCTCTTAAACGATTTAAGTTAGATTGTTTAATAGATTCTTTGTTCATTTTGTGTTTCTCCTCTCTGCTTACCTCCTCTGCCCTAGTGGATTATCTTCTAGGGTATTTTTTTATCAAAACTCTTGACAATTAAGCATTTTTAGTGTAACTTACCATTATAAATCTACATGGGTAGGTTAACAGAATATAATAATTTCACACATGGGTGCAGAAATGAAATACACTAAAAACATTATTCAAAAGGATTATTTACAATGGCAACAGCTACACAACTTTCGGCATTAGTCGTACCTCAGTTATTCACACAGTACACACAACTTGCAACTGAAGCAAAATCAAAATTGATTCAATCTGGTGCAATTGCGCGTTCTTCTTACTTAGACAATTTCTTAGTTGGCGGTGGTAACATTGTTACTATGCCTTTCCACAAAGATTTAACTCGTGTTAATTCTAACGTATCTAGCGATGACGATTCAGTATTGTCAACAGCAAAAGCATTCTCAGCGGCATCTATTGTACAACACAGATTGAGCCGTAACCAATCTTGGACTTCTATTGATTTGTCTGCTGATATCACAGGTTCTGACCCATTAGCAAACATCGTAAACCGTGTGTCTAACTACTGGGCATGGGATTTACAATCACACGTTGTGGCTACTTTACAAGGTGTATTTGCTGATAACGCAGCTGCTCCTACTGGCACAGAACACGTTCAAAACGACATGACTGTTGATGTTAAAGGTGCATCTTTCACTGCTGGTGTGACTAACTTCACTGCTGATGCATTGATTGATACTTTAGCAACTATGGGTGATTCTTTCGGCAACTTAAGCACATTACTTGTTCACTCAATCGTTTATGCTCGTATGCTTAAAAATGACTTGATTGACTTCATTCCTGATTCACAAGGTAAATTGACTATCCCAACATTCATGGGTCTTCAAGTCGTGTATGATGATATGGTTCCACGTTCTGCTGGTGTATTTGAAACATATGTACTTGGTCAAGGTGCAATTGAATTAGGTATGGGTACTCCTAAAACACCAACTGAAGTATTCCGTAACCCATCTGCGGGTAATGGTTCAGGTGTTGAAACATTGTACAGCCGTACAGAATGGGTTGTTGCTCCTACTGGTACTTCTTATGTTGGTACTGCTACAGGTGGTGGTGCTTCTGTTTCTACATTACAAGCGGCTGGTTCATGGCAACGTGCTTACCCAGAACGTAAACAAATTCCTATCGCACGTTTAATTACACGCGAATATTAAGATTGTTTAAATCTAGGTGTGGGGAAACTCACACCTAGTTTCACATTAAAGATATAGGAATAAGAAAATGGCTGTTGATTTATTAAGCGTATTAAAGAGCTTAGACCCATTTGATGAAACAGTATGGACTGATGATGGTTTACCTGCACTTGATGCTGTGAAAGCATTAGCTGGAAACCCAGAGTTAACTCGTGAAGATATCAACAAAGTAGCATTAGGTTTACTTCGTGATAACGTAGCGGCATATACGACTCCACCAAAAGCGTCTAAAAAACAAAAAGAAGTTGTTGAAGAAATCGTACCTGAAGCACCTCTGGCGGTAGCCGTTATTCCAGCGGATGACCAAGACGCATTACAAGTTGAACTTCAAGCAGCACATGATGAACTTCAAGGTTTGCTTGCACAAAAACAAGCTATTGAAACACAGATTCTTGATTTAGATTCACGTCATAAAGCATTAGAGCGTCAAGTTATTCACAAAAGTGATTCAGAAGAAAACGCATTAGTTATTGCTGAGTATGTAGCATCAGCACAACGTGAACGTGATTTAAAGGCTGAAAAAATTAAGCAATTAGAAGAATCAGGTCTTTCTGTTAAAGAAATCCTTGATATTATTAAACCACCTAAACGGAAAAGAAAATGAGTGAAGGATGTTATACCTTTTTCGGGACGGTTGTTGATAACAATGGATTGCTAACACAAACTCGTTCTGATATTACTACTGTGGCTGGTAGAAGTAACACATTGTTTGCACCAGCTCTTTCAACACTTGTGGTTCATATTTCTGGAACAGCGAGCATTACTTTAATCAGTAATCCATTCCGTGATACCGCAAAAGATATTACAATCTCAACAATTTCGGCATCAGGTCGTACCACTATCGCAAGTGCTGATTACGTTGCATTAAACGTAACTGCTGTTTCTGGCACTGTGACCGCAGTATTAGTTCCTAACGAGGATTAAAAATGGCTAAGTATCTTCCAGACATGAGAGCAGGTGATGATTACAATATTCAATTACGGATATTGGATAACAACAGTAATGTGGTTAATATCACAGGGTATAAGTTCTGGTTGACACTAAAGTCATCTTTTGACGATTTAGATTCATCAGCAGTGCTTCAATTTAGCACTGTGGCTGGATATAACGAAAATGATACTCCTCTACAGGGTATTTGTTATTTGGCTGTTCCAGCCGCATTAACAAAGCCTATTGTGGCGGGAAGTTACTACTACGATATTCAGCAAGAAGTAGGGACAAATGTTACAACTGTTCTTCCACCTGTGGCTGATTATAAAGATAAAATCATAGTTGTTCCTGAAGTAACGAGAGCTGTATGACCGCGATTACTGTCACAACTGAAAATAGCATTATCGAAGTTAGCCAAGTTGTTACTACTTTAACTAGTGCTTATCCAGCAGGTCTTCGTGGTGAAAAAGGTGAAGCAGGTGCAATATCTTTTGTTGTACCATCCACATTGCCTATTGTTAATAGCTTGACAGCATTAGCAGTTGACCCAGTATCAGGTAAATTGATTGTAGCAAGTCAAGACAACATAGGTATCATTGGACGAGTGCTTGGCATTACCAAAGGTGCATCATCAGCAGGTTCATATGTGACAATTATTGGTACTGGTGGTCAATTAGATGGTTTTACAGGATTAATAGTTGGTGCAAAATATTATCTTTCCTCAAATGGTCAGTTAACAACAACTGTACCCACTATAGGATTTATTCAACAAATGGGAGTCGCTATGTCCACAACGATGCTTGCTGTGAATTTAGGATTGCCAATCAGTACTCAATGGGAATAACATGACAACACCAAAATATTTAATAAATGATACAGGGACAATTAAGGAATATGTAGCCGCATCTGTTGGTGGCGCAATTGATTCTGATAAAATTCCAGCACTTGATGTAAATGGTAAATTAACACTTGCAATGATGCCATCGGGTTTATCTAGTAAAGATGTTCAAAGTATCGCAACATCTGAATCACTTGCTGCAGGTAATTTAGTTAATATCTGGAACAATGCAGGTGTATTTAATGTTCGTAATGCGGATGCAACTAGTGTGGCTAAGAAAGCTCATGGCTATGTTTTAGCTGCGTTTACACATCCAGCTACAGCAGAAGTTTATTTTGAAGGCACAAATACTTCATTGACAGGTTTAACTGCTGGTGATGTATATCTTGCTACCACAGCGGGTCAATTAACAAATACACCTCCATCAGGTACACAGCAAATCATTCAGCGCGTTGGTGTTGCAACATCTGCGACATCTGTGAATGCTGAATTCTCAGACCCTATTGTATTAGCGTGATATCATGACAGCTCGTTATCCGCTAGTACGAGTTGGTGCTGATATAAGTGAGCTTCCTGCGGGAGATACGCTTCTTGGTGTGGTATCTAGTGGTTCAGCAGAACAAATTCGCCAAGCCGTTAAAAACTCAACAGGTGCAATTTTATTAAAAGGACAAGCAGTCTATATTAGTGGTGCATCTGGTGCAAATGTATTGGTTGCGTTATCCAGAGCCAATGCTGAGAGTACGTCTAGCAAAACATTAGGTTTAATAGAATCAAATATTGCTGTTGGGGCAAGTGGTTATGTTATTACTGAAGGCACATTGACTGGTTTAGACACTTCAATGGCACTCAATGAAGGCGACCCTATATGGCTTAGTCCTACGACTGCTGGTGGTCTTTTATACGGATTAAATAACAAACCAGCCGCACCATATGATATGGTGTATTTGGGTGTTGTGACTAGAAAAAATGCAAATAACGGTTCTATATTTGTTAAAGTACAGAATGGATTTGAATTAAACGAATTACATAATGTCGCAATAAATGTTCCTACACACGGTGATGTGTTACAATATGATTCCGTTACATCATTGTGGAAAAATGATACCATTGCAGGTGGTGCTGGAACAACTGTATTAGCCTTTGCTAATTTTGATATAACCGATGGCGAACTTATTGTGGAACATTTATCAACTTTTAATCCATCAATTGTGGATGGTGAATTTATTGTGGAGTACACACCGTTATGACAACAAGTAATTTAGGACGCATTGCTGTTGTATCACAAGGCGATTGGGTTGCAGGAACATATAAAGCACTGGATATCGTAAGATACAATGGTGCGGCATATATTGCTAAAGTAGGGACATCAACTGTACCAACAAACACTAGTTATTGGTCATTACTTGTGAATGATGGTACACCAAATTACACATGGGTTAAGTATGCCGATGATATAAATGGCACAGGATTAAGTGATTCTCCAACAGGAAAAGTTGCTATTGGTATTGCAGTTAACAAAACTACTGCAACTGAATCCACTACCGCATCGGATTATGCTTGGTCACAAATAAAAGGTGATACGGGTTTAGCGGGTTCATCTTTATATACTTGGATTAAATATGCAGATGATGCAATTGGAACAGGTTTAAGCAATACATCAACTGGTAAATTATATATTGGTATTGCTGTAAATAAAACATCTGCCACAGAATCAACAACAGCAAGTGATTATGAATGGACAGCAATAAAAGGTGATACTGGCACAACTCTTTACACATGGATAAAGTATGCTGACGATGCAAATGGTACTAATCTAAGCAATGTACCAACTGGAAAATCATATTTAGGTATTGCTGTTAATAAAACAACCGCAACAGAATCTACTAATGCGGGTGATTATGATTGGTCATTGATTAAAGGTGACACAGGTGCAACAGGTACAACGGGCAGTACAGGTGAAGCAGGCGCGTCTTTATATACATGGATAAAATATGGTGATGATGCCATAGGAACGGGATTATCCGATTCCCCTACAGGAAAAACCTATATCGGTATAGCAGTTAATAAAACTAGCGCAACTGAGTCAACTACTGCTAGTGACTATACTTGGAGTTTATTGGGTAGTAGTGGTGGCGGAAGTGGTGTATCAACAGGTAAAGCCATAGCTATGGCAATCGTATTCGGAGGTTAACAAATGGCACCTAATATAGTTAATGTTGCAAATATTTACGCAAAGACAACTTATCTTACCCCAGCGGTAACTACAGCAGTTGTTCTTTTGCCTAATCCAGCAGCAAGTGGTAAAGTTTTTAAAGTAAATCAGATTCTAGCAGCTAATGTTGATGGCACTAATTCTATCAATGCAACTGTTTCAATTTATACTAATGGCGCGGTTGCTCAAGGGTCTGCTCCTTCTGGCGGTACAGCTTATCCTATTATTTTTACAGTTGCAGTTCCAGCAGGTGCAACTTTGAACGTACTTGACAAGTCTACTGCTGTCTATCTTGAAGAAGGTACTTCAATTACTGTCACTTCTGGTACAGCTAGTAAAATCACTTACACTTTGAGTTATGAAGATATTTCATAAGGTAGGCGTTAATGTCTAAATATAAAGGAAATATAGTAAGTGCTACTCAGACATCTCTTTCTGGCACAAGTTATACTGGACGAGCTAATGGTAAATTTACTTTGTCTGAGCAAATACAGGCTAGAGGAAGTTCTTTGTGGGCAAAAGGGTTAGGTGTTCCCGATGCCCCAACTATCGGCACTGTTACTGAAGGTAATGCCCTAGTAATTGTATCTTTTACAGCACCTTCTGATACAGGTGGGCAAACTATTACTGGATATACTGCAACAAGTAATCCTAGTAACATAACTGGCACAGCAGCTTCAAGTCCGATTACAGTTACAGGATTGACTAACGGCACAGCTTACACATTTACAGTAGCAGCAACTAATGTATCTGGAACTGGTGCAAGTAGTTCTGCAAGCAATAGTGTTACGCCTAGTGCTACTTCAGTACCTGATGCGCCTACTATTACAAGTGTGTCTATTTCTGCTGATGCTATTGCAACTATTAACTTTACTGCGCCCTATAATGGTAATAGCCCAATTACAAGCTATACAGCCACAAGTTCGTATGGTGAAACTGGAACTGTTAGTCAAAGTGGTAGCGGTTCAGTTAATGTGACTATAGCAAGAACTAGAGCAACTACATTTACGCTAACAGCCACTAACGCTATAGGAACTAGCGTTCCAAGCAGTATTAGTTCTTCAGTTACAGCACCTCCAACTGTGGGCCAAGCCTATGGTGGGGGTTTCTTTGCAGGACAGTTAAACATATCAAACGCACGTTACTGGATAATTGTAGCACCTAAAGCTACTGGAAATGTTAGTAATACTACATGGGGCCCAAGTGGAGTAACAACTGGATTTACTTCAACAATTAATGGGCCAGCAAACTCAGCGGGACTGGCTGCATTAGGAGCTACTTATCCTGCTGCTACATTCTGTGAGAACTTGACTATTGGTGGTTATAGTGATTGGTATTTGCCAGCTAGAGATGAGCTTGAGGTTTGCTATTATTTCTTAAAACCGACAACAGATAATAATGATATTCGGGCTGGGAGTAATGCTTATGCTGTTGCACCAGAACCTATTAGTACAAATCACACTCTTACTTCACCTGCTCAAACGATTGCAGGTATTGGGTTTAGAGATGGTGAAACTAATGCGTTTACAATTTCTCCAAACCATTATTACCGCACATCTACAGAACTTAGTAGCACTGATGATATGATTTTAAGTTTTATCGGAGGATTTGTTAATCAATACGGTAAAACTTGGAACGGTGGTTCAGTCAGAGCTATTCGTAGAATTGCTGTCTAACTATTTTAAAGGATTATATGTATATCAAACTAACCAATATAGATGCAGATACAAAGATACTCTGTACACAAGAGCCAATGAAAACTGGGCCAGCCTTACCAGAAGTAAAAGGTTTTCAATTTAACTTTGCTAATGAAAGTATCTATCCAATAGATACAAGTTCAGAAGGAACTTATCTAGAAACTCCTTTATACTATGGTACTTGTGACGATGATGCTGATACTTCTTTAACTGGGGTAGTTAAAGTGCTTACTGAAGCAGAGTTTAACGCAGACAAAGAAACTGAGCATCAATCTAGAAAACCATATCCTTCTTGGGTAGGTGATTTAGCTACTATGAGTTGGAATCCTCCAGTACCTTATCCGCAAGATGGAAATTTCTATCAGTGGGATGAGTCAACTGTGTCTTGGGTATTAGTTCCTAGTTTAATAGCTTAGTAAAGTAACCGAGCCTAGCGGATTCTAGGCAACTCTTTCCGAGGTTTATATGTCTATCTTTGATGATTTAGTAGAAACAGTAAAAGATGCCGCTGAAGTTGCTATTGAGACAGCAGTTCCTATCCTTCCACATGAAATTGTAGAAACAGTTGTTGATGTAGCGGTAGATTCAGTAGTTGATGTAGTGTCTGACGTTGTATCTTAACCTAAAAGCTTATGGACTTTCTAAACTTTGTAACTGAAGTAGGATTTCCAATAGCAGCTGCTTGCGTGGGGATGTATTTTGTCTTCCTCACGCAGAAGTTTATCCTAGATTCTGTACTTGAGAAGGTTAAGAATCTCATTAATATTATTCAGCAATTAGACAAACGTGTGACATCAATGTCTAATGACATCGTGCATATTGATAATCTCATGTGCAAAGCATTAAAAATCCCTCCTGATGACATAAAACAAGGAAAGTGATATGGAACTTAAAGATGTGGCTGACTATATTAATCAATACGGATTCCCAATTATTGCATCAATTGGAATGGGATACATTGTCTATTATGTTTGGACTTGGACTACAACAATTATAAAACCAATTCTCGATGAAGCCTATGTAGTACTTGTGACATTAATAGACCAAATACGCATATTGGATTCTGATATGATTAGATTGAAACAAAAATTAAGCACTGTATTACTACTCAAAGCACCACATGAATAACTTGACAAAAACACGAAAATCGTGTAATGTAGCACAATCAAATCAAGGAGTTAATTAATGTTTATCGTAGAAGATGGTACTGGAAAAGTGGATGCTAATTCGTATTGTAGCGTTGCGTTTGCAAATACTTACTTCACGGAAAGAGCAAATGAAACATGGGTTGATACCGATACAGATAAAAAACAAGCCGCATTAATTAAGGCAACTGATTATATTGAACTTAGATATTCTGTTCAATTTGCTGGCACAAGAATGTATCCAGATAATCCACAAGCATTGTCTTTCCCGAGATATGATAATTCAAGTAAACCAATTGGTGTACCACTTGCTATTCAAAAAGCTACTTGTGAATATGCAATCCGTGCATTAAGTGCTGAATTAACAACTGATTATTCAAATGAAGTTGGTGTGAATACACGAATCAAAGTTGGCTCAATAGAAAAAGAAACCTCATATCCAACTAAAATCATTTCACAAAAAGTATATAAAAGCTATCCTGCGGCAGATAAATTAGTCGCACTTTATTTGAAAGCTAATTCCTCACAGGTGATTCGATGAATTGGGGTGAGTTAGTTCTTGAAGTTGATGACGTAATTACTGAAATGGGTCAACCCATTACAATTACTTCTGTGACACAAGGGACATATGACCCTGCTTTAGGTAAATCAACTGACACTGTGAAAAATATTACTTCAATAGGTGTATTATTTGACTATGGTGACCAAGATATTAATGGGACGACCATTATGCGTGGTGATAAAAAACTGCTTGTTAAGCCTTCAGGTTTAACTTCTGTGACCACTAACGATACTGTGACCATTGGTTCAACAAAATACCACATTGTATCTGTGACACAAACAAATCCAGCAGGAACAAATCTCCTTTATGAATTAGGGATTAGAGGGACAGCCTAATGGCTGATTACAGTGAGTCCATATTAATTAGTAACCTTACAAAACAAGTAGAAGTAAAAGCAAAAAAGGTTATTGATAGAACATTAGAAAAAGTTGTAAATGAGTTAATGGAAACATCACCTGTAGGTGAACCCGATTTGTGGAAATGGAAACCAAAACCTGATTATGAAGCCGGTCACTATAAAGCAAATTGGCAACACACAATTGATTCACCTGCTACAGAAGAAATAGAAGGTGAGGATATTGAAGGTACAGCGACTCGTGCTAGAATGTTAAACAACATTAAAAATAATAATAAATTACTCACAACACACTATTTCACGAACAATACAAAGTACGCAAGTACAATCGAATATCAAAATTGGGCAATTCATAATGAAACCCCACGATTACAAGGGCTTGTTGCATCAAATGCTATTAGAAAAGTCCCCACATTTTTAGCAGAATCAATTAGGGAGGTAGGATGAGCCAAATCAAAATTAGAGCTGCATTAGAGACTGCCCTAGCCACGATTACACCAAGTATCGATACTCAGTATGAGAATACTGCTTACACGCCTAAAACAGGTGTTCCTTATCAATCTGTGTCACTTGTTATCAATTCTACTAACCCTACACTTGGCGATGCTTTCTATCGTGAGATTGGAATAATGTTGATTACACTTCATTATCCATTATTGGGCGGTACATTTGATGTGATGACTCAAGCAGAAAAGATTCGTGCTAAGTTTAAACGTGGTCAAACATTTACAAAAGATAATATCTCAGTTCTCTGTGATAAAACACCAGATATTCGGTCACTCCCTAATGAGCCAGACCGTTTTGTTGTAGCAGTAAAAATATATTTTTATAGTAATATTATTTCTTAAGAAAGGAGTTTCACAATGGCAGTTTCTATTGCATCGGGTATTTTTAAGACCCTAAGCTATGCTAAAGAATTCGAGCTTGGTAAAGTCCAAGATACAGCGGGTGAAGGCTTGACTTCTCCTGCAAGTATTGCAGTATCAACTGGTATTGCACAAGGTGACAATTTAGCATTAGGTACAAACTTAACTGTAACGGGTTTATTGGCTATTGGTCAATTATTCCAAATTGGTTCTGATAAATATAAAGTTTCAGCAGTTACCCAAAACACATCAGGTAACACTACAACCGCCACAATCGTCAGTTTAATCGCTGGTGATGCTAAAGCATTAAACAACTATTCTGCTGGTGTTAAAGTTACATTATTGGCTTCAACTGAAGAATTCCCAATCACAACTGCAAGTACTCCAGCTATTGGTCAAGCACCAACTGCGGCAACAACTGGCGCAACAGGTACTGGTACTGCGGGTCTTTCAACTTTAGCTATTGGTGGATTCACAGCGGGTATTATCCCTGTAGGTCAACGTCTATCTATTGGTGGTAATGCGTATATCGTAACTGCATCTGTTGCAACTGGTGTGGTAACTACATCTGTAACAGTATTCCCTGTATTAGTAACAAGTCCTTCATCAGGCGCAATTACTTTTGTAACTTCAATTACAGGTAAATATTTAAGACGTGTTAGTTCTAACATGAACTTAAAATTACAAACATTCAAATCAAACGAAATTCGTACTGATATGCAACGTGCTGACCTTGCGGTTGGTGGTCGTACTGTAGATGGTACAATTTCTGGTGAGTTATCTAACAAAACCTATGCTGATTTCATTGGTTCTACACTCCGTAGAGATTTCACAACAGGTGCAACAGCATCTTCTGTGGCAATTACAGCAGCAACTGCAACTAAAGATACTCCACGTTTAACATTAGTTACATCAACAGATACCACCGCAACTTTAAAAGTTGGTGATGTTGTTTATACATCTGCTTGGGGTAATACTACATTAAACGCTTTCAATAACTATAACTTTATCGTTATTGAAAACACTGCAACTAAAATTGTATTGGATTTATTGAAAGATAACTTCTCTGCGAACATTGCATTGACTGGTTTAGCAATTTCTCCAAGTTTTGTGGTTAAAGGTAAAAAAACCTATATCCCAAAATCAAATCACACTAAAGATTCATATGCGATTGAGCATTGGTATTCTGATATTGGTGAATCACAATTGTTCTTGGGTTGCCGTCCAACTCAATTAGCAATTAAATTGTCTCCATCTGCGATGTCAACTATTGATATCACTGTTATGGGTACTGCATCTAAATCAGCTCAGATTCAACAATTGGCAAACCCAACTGCTTCTGGTACTGATACAACAATTAGTGCTACTACTGGTGCGCTTTATATCAAAAATAAAAAAGGTACATCTGCTGTACTTGAAAAAGTTGGCTTGTTGACTTCATTTGATATCACAGTAAATGGTAACGGTTCTAATGCATCGGTTATTGGTTCAGACCAAACACCTGATATCTTCTTGGGTTCACTTGACGTAACAGGTAACAGTTCTATTTACTTCTTAGATGGTAAATACCGTGATGCCTTCTTAAACCAAGATGAAGTATCTATTATTGCTGTATTCCGTGCTGATGGTGATGCAAATGGCCAATTCATTTCATTAGTATTACCTAAAGTAAAATTCAGTGACGCGAGTGTTAACGATGGTGAATCTGGTTTGTTATTAACAATGCCATTCACTGCGACTTTGTACTCTGTGGCAATTGGTTCTACAAACTTTGAAGAAACCACTGTTCAGATTCAAGACTCTGCGCTTTAAAAAATAACTTTCTCCCGAAGTTAGACTGATTGACCCTCGAAAGAGGGTCTTTCTTTTTGTAGTAAATCACTTGACTTTAGTTAGGGTGACGTGGTAAGATTATTATGTTGCATAAGCAATTTTACTAACCAAAATTGAAGGACTTTCCATATGGCAATCTCATTAAAATCGCTCAATGTTGAAGCGGCTTGTGATACCCCTTACGACTTAGATATTGTTGATGAACAAACAGGTAAATCAACAGGTATTACATTAAAAGTTATTGGCGCACATAGCCAAGTGATTACCAAACTTGTTGCAAAAGCTGTTAATGCTAAACGCCAAGCAGAATCACAAATGACAAAAAAAGGCAAAGATGTACCAGTAACTAAAGTTGAAGACGACTTAGAGTTTGGTATTGAGTTAGCTGCAAAACGTATTGTAGGCTGGTCTGGTATTGAAGAAACATTCACACCAGAACTCGCTTTTGAATTGTGCAAAACAAATCCTGTGATTCGTGACCAAGTAGTCACTGCTTCAGAAGATATGTCGCACTATACAAAATAGTTTTCTTATAATAAGAAAAACACTAAACCCTATTGAGGAACATCTTCAATAGGGTTTTCTTTTATCTGCTGACATTGACAAATCTGATAAACTGTGAAATAATAATGAGACATATACCATACCTAACCATATGAATATTTTACCTATTTGTGAAACACCTTATGAATTTGAAGTCATCTCTGACATTACGGGTCAAGGGATGGGAGTTTATATAAGTGTCATATCACAATATGCTAAACGAGTAAATTTCAACACAAAAGGCACGTTATTATTTAAACAACGTGTGGCTCAAATAAAAGAATTATCCCCTTCTTCTGATTCATTTTTTAGTGTGGAAGAAGAACGTGATTTTGAAATTCAATCATCTGTCCTTAGAACTGTTGGTTGGCGTGGAGTTGAAGAAGAATTTACTTACGAGAATATTCTTGATGTGTGTTCAACTAATCAATCTATACGAAAGCAAATAACTCAAGCATCAAATGGTGTGGGGTTATTTTTAGATTCATTAGTTGAACAATTAGTTGAATATACTAAAAACGAATTAAAACTATCCGAGAAACAAAAGGATGGTGCAACCTATAGGGAACATCTTAAGGCTGTCGAGGAAATGACAGGGATTACCCCACAAGAACTTACTACTGTGGAGGTTAGCCACATTATTATGTACTTGTGGGAGTGGTTCTTAGATTTAAATAGCACACGTCAAAGTGGTATGGGCATGAATGCTATCTCCTACAGCGAAATCAAAGCATGGTGTGAATTAGTTGGTGTCTCACTATCACCTTATGAAATACGAGTAATTAAATTACTTGACCGAGTATACTTAGAGCATTACAACAGTAAACAAGATAAAGAAACATCTACTAAATAGAGGAATAAATCATGGCAACAGCACCAGCAAATGACGGAACAGTTAGTTTTTCGATTGGAGTAAAAGATGATTCCAGCGCAAGTATTGACAAAATTGCTACAAAGGTATCTAGCTTAAATAGATTGATTAACTCTATTAATAACGTAAAAATGACTGTTGAAGTTGGTCAAGCAACAATGGATTCATTTAAGCGGATTGAAGAAAGCATTCAAAGTATGTCAAATAGCTTTAAAGACTTAGGTAAAGGCTATGGTACAGCTATGGCTGAAGGGGCTAAGATGGCTCGTATTGAAATGGATATTCAAGGTAAATTACAAGTTGAACAATTAAAACAAAAAACACTTGAAATGCGCATTATTCATAAAACTTCATCAGATGCAATTGTGGCTGATGCAATTCAAGCGGCTGATAAGATTAATGAAGCAAATAAAAAAGTTAAAGCACCCTCATTTGATTTGGATGTGAGCAAAGCAATTATTGATTTAAAGAATTCGTTTGCTTTGCAAAAACAAGCATTAGATTCTGGCAATAAAGAATTATATGCGGCACAAAGTGAAGCTGTTGAAAAGTTATTAAATTTGATTCCAGAATCAAATAAGAAATCAATTTTACTATATCGTCAGACAGCCGCTTTAAAATTAGTTGAATCTAAACGTGCAATGCAATTAGAGATTGAAGCAGAAGCCGAAAAGAATAAAAAGATTGTTGCTGCTGTGGATGAAGGCAAAAAGATAATTGCGGCTAAAGATGCTGAAGCGGCAAGAAATAGAGAATCGGCAATTAAAAAAGAAAACGATGCTGAAGTAAAAGCATACAATTCCCTTGTGAAAAGTATTGAAGAAGCATATGCAAAACGTAATGCAATTGCATTGCAAGCATTTGCTAATGAAATGGAATTAGGAAAAAAACGAATTGCAGAAGCAAAACGTGTAGAAGCAGAAATAGCAAAAACAGCAGAAGAAACACAAAAGAAAACATGGGCACAAGCAGGTATGATGCTTGGTAGCTCTAAAAGTACCGCGCCAACACCCACATCATTTAGCGGAATGCCCGCTGGTCTAAGTCAAAATCAAAAAGTTGATGCAACAGGAATGTTACTTGGTAACATTAAAGCATCAACAGTAACTCCTTCTGCAAATCAAGCATTACCATCAGGATTCAGTCTTCTTTCAGACTTACAAAAAAAGGCAATCGATGATGCTAATAAATCATACACAACTTATAATGAAACAGTAAAGAAAATATTCACTGAATATAATCGGCTTGTTTTAGATGCACAACAAAGAACTAATGAACAAAGAGTTGCCAATGCAACCAGAACAGAACAAGAAATAATTAGAATAACAAATCAATCTGTTCAAGAACAAACAAATTTAATGCGTAGATTGAGTGAACAAAATCCACGCACAAATATGATTGCAGGTATGTCGTTAGCAGGAAGACAAGCCGCTAATCAACAACCTGTACCTCAAATAAATACAACTGGGACAACTAATGCACTCACAGCGTTAACAGGTGCATTAAATCAAGTACAAAAAGCATTTTTAGCTATTGGCATTGTCATGTCCGCTCGTACTGTCATGAATTATGCTGATGACTGGGTTCATTTCACAAATGCTGTGGCAATGTCAACTGAAAAAACAGGTCATGCTGTTGAAATGCAACAACGCTTGTTTAAATTAGCACAAGACAATAGAACACCATTAGATGCTGTAACATCTGTATATTTAAGAATGTCTCGTGCCGCTGAAACTTTAAATATTTCACAAGCAGAAACAGTCAAGATGATTGATGTGGTTACTAAATCACTTGCTATCATGGGTACTGCACCAACGGCTGTTCGTGGTGGTCTATTGCAATTAGAACAAGCTCTTGGCGGTGTAACCGTTCGTGGGCAAGAATTTAAATCTATTTTAGATTCACAACCATTATTGATGCAAGTAATTGCTAATCATTATAAAGAAGCGGCAAGAGATTTAAAAGTACAACAATTAGAATTACAAGGTGCAAGTAAAGCACAAATTGATGCGGCTAAATCAGCCGATATCAATGGTATGTCAATTAGAGAATTATCTAATTTGATGCGTGACCAAAAAATGACTGCTGAGGCAACAAGTAAAGCCATTGTTCTTGGTCAAACTGAGATTAACGAAAAATATAAATTATCTCAAAAAACATTTGAGCAAGCCTTTACTGTATTTAATAATGGTCTAACTAAATATGTTGGAACATTAAATGCCGCTACAGGCACTAGTAATATGTTCTTTAATGCAATGAAAGGTTTATCTGAAAACATAGACCTTATGGTTGCAGGTATGATTGGTCTTGGTGCGGCAATGCTCACCTTTGCCTTAAATACTGAAAGAGCCGCAGCAGCAGGAGCTTTGATGGCTCGTACACCTGCTGGATTTGCAATTGGTGCATTAGCGATGGGTGCAACATATTCCATATCAAAATCACAAAGTGAAGCAGCCGCTAAATCTGAAGAAGAAAAAATAATTAGTAGAATTAAAAATATTAATGACACAATTACAAAATACTCAGAACAAAATCCTATTGGCAAAAAGGCAATGGAATCTTTGGGTGGATATAATAAAACAACTTTAGAAAGTGAAAAGGATGCATTAGAAAAACAATTAAAAACTCTTCGTGAAGCTAAATCTGAAGCAGAAACATTAGAAACAGAAGCAAAACGTAGAGGTATTTCACAGCAGACGTTGGAGTATGAAAAATTAAGTACTGCTGCAAGTGATGCATTTTCTAAAATAACTGCTAAAACAGATAAGTATGATGAAGCCAATGAGAAAGCAATTAAATCATTAGAGCTTTATAGAAAAGGATTAGAAAGCATCGCATCTTCTAAAGCTCTTACTACTGAGATGAAAGCTAAATTACCTGCAACAGGTACTGAAGAATATTTCAGTAAAATTGAAGAGATGCTTGGCTCAGATAAAGTTAAAAAATATAAAGAAGAAGCAGAACAAGCAGCGTCTAAAATAATACAAGGTGCGCTTGATAAAAAGAATGCTGAAGCGGCTAAAACAGCATTAGAAGATGCGCAAGTCAAATTAGAACAGTTTGATGTTCAAATCAAAGACTTACAAAGTAAAATATCAACACAATTACAATCAGCGTTCATTAAAAACCCAATTAAAATTGCGTTTGAAATGGATGAAACTAAATTTGAAAAACCTGCGGCACAATTCAAATCATTAATTGAAAAATCAGCTAAATCATCAGGTGTGCCAGCTAATCTAATCGCATCTGTGATTCAAACCGAATCTCATTGGAATCCAAAAGCTGTTTCAGAAACAGGTGTTCAAGGATTGGCTCAATTTACTAAACCAACAGGAAAATACTACGGTATTACCGATAGAACAAATGTAGAACAAAACATTGATGCTGCTGGAAAATATCTTGCTGATTTAATAAAACGCTTTGGTGGAAATTTAGAAAAAGCAGTCACTGCATATAATGGTGGTGGTGATAAACAATATGCTTCAAAAGTATTAGGTTTGTATGGTAAGCAATCAACCTCTGAATCACCAGAGATGATTTCTACTCAACAACAATTGAATACTGTAATGGCGGCTAGAGATAAATTGGCTGATGCTATTAAAAATAAAAATGGAACACTTGTTATTCAGGCTAAAGAGCAATTAGAACTTGAATTAAGAAAAACAAGTGAGTTAGATAAAGAATATGCGCGTCAGCAACAATTAAATCAAGAAAAAATTGCTAATAATAAAAAGGCAATTGAATTAATTGATAAACAAACTGAAGCGGAATATAAATATGCTAAGGCATATGATTCTGTGATTGAAAGACAATCAGTTTCAGCAAAAGCAACTGAATTAGCCACATCAAAAGGCGCATTCGCTATTCCTGAAATTGAATCAATGCTTAAAAAGATAACAAATGACCAAATTGCATTGTCTAAAGAAAAAGCAATGGCACTTGATACATTAGATAAAGCTATAGCTCAAGCAGCATCTGAAAGAAACGATGTGACAATGGCGGCTGAAAAACAAGCTAAATTGAGTGTATTAGAGTTAGACGATAAACAATTAGCTCTTGAAAAAGAAATAAATGATGTTGCAAGAGAACGTAAAGCATTACTTGAAGCACAAGTCAAAGTTATCCCTGATTTAATTAAAGGTAATTCTGATTTACTTGAAAAGCTAACATCAACCACGGGAGAACTTGAAAAGCAAAAAGCAATTCGTGCAGCGGGGGCAACAGGTCAAGAAGCACAACGTATTCGTGATTTGATTGATGAAAAAGAATTATTATTAGGTTTAAATACTATTAAAGATACTGTGACAAGTAGTATTTCTAGTGGCTTTAGCCAAATGTTCCAAGATATCATTCTTAATGGTAAATCAGCCGCTGATGCACTTGCGGCTACATTTAAAAGCATGTTATCTAAAATCATGTCAGCAATCATGGATTTTATGGCACAGCAACTTGTGCAAAAAATGTTTGGTTTGTTTAGTGGTTCAAGTTTAGGTGGTGGTTTATTTGGTGGTATTGGTGGAACTGTGACTGCTATTGCAGGTGCTGTGGCTATCGGAACATACATGGGTATGCAAAAAACAGTTAGTGAAAATACTAATCAATTATCCATGACTTCTAAATATCCAAATGGAATTCCAGAAAATGCATTGGCTATGCAAAGTATGGATAAAGCCGTTAGCTCAATGAATTTTTTAATCACGAGTCAAGAAGCATCTCGTTATAATAAAGATTTACGCGAGTCTATTGGTAAAGTATATGGTGTTGTTTATACTCAGTCAGATAAAATAGGTTCATTTGTTAAAGGGGCATTAGAAGAATATTTCCCTGAGACAATGGCGGCTATAAGAGGTGCGTTTGTTTCAGTAAAAGATTTTATTTCACCATTAACTAATTCAATAAGCAATGGTTTTACATCAATAACTAAATATTTTGGAATGGGTGCGCAAGCCGCATCAGCGTCAACTACAACATTAGCATACGGCACATCAACATTAGCCGCTGATGCAGCATCTCAAGCGGCAGCACATACAGCATTGGGTAAATTATCAACAGCAATCGATAAAGCAATAACCCCAACATTCCAAAGCACAGCAGTAGGGGTTCAAAAATTAGGTGAAACAGCAACTAAATCATCAGGTTCATTATTAGCTACAATTGGTTTTGTGGCATCACTTGGTATTGAAGCATTCAGTCTTGCATCTTCATGGAATCAATTAAATGGGGCATTTGCTAAAACATTAGCTGTTGTTGATGCAATTGGCAATGTTGCATTCTCTTATGCTATTGCGTTTGGTTTGAATCCCATTGCATTAGCTATTGCTTCTGTGGCAACAGCAATTAGTATTGTTGGTAATGTGATTAAAGATGGTTTTACACCAATGAATATTTCAAGAATGGTTGGTGCAGCAGCTGGTGCAATAATTGGAACAATGATATTGCCAGGAATTGGAACACTGATAGGTTTTATCCTTGGTGATATGTTTGGTAAATTAATTGGTAGTTTGTTTGAAAAACAAAAGAAAATTGATTTTGGTATTCTAGTTAATAAAAAACAAGATTACGGCAATATTGAATCACCAACTGTTGATAAAGTAAGCAAAGAGAACAGAGTGTTGGCAATGTCAACAAATATGGGTGATGTTTACTATGGTAGAACACAAGGATTAGATTATGCAATAACAAAACAAGAAAAAGAATTTGTTTTAGGTGTGGCTAATACATTACAGTCAATTGGTAATGTAGTTGGTAATGTTGATAAAGCAATTGGTAACACAGAAGATTATACTCGAAATATATTTAGAAATATTGTAAATGTAATGAGACGAGTTGAAGCCAGTAGTTTTGATGCAACAAAATCAACTAGTTGGTTATTTACATCTGTTGTGAAAAATTTACAAAAAACAAATACTGATGCAGGAAAAGAAATTGGTGGTTGGTTGTCAGTATTTATTAATGCCTTTCCAAAAGAATACTCCGCCACAATAATTGATGCTTTGACTCAAAATAAAGAGTTATACAATAGTAAAACAAAAGCGATGGAAACATCCTCTGTTCTTGAAAAATTAGTATTAGAAGCTCCTATTGGTGTGCTTGGCTTTGTTCAAAGCAGATTAGAATCTATGGTTAAAAAAGGAAAAACAGTACAGCAAGTGACTGATGAGACTTTCCAAATAATTAGTGATTCTTCTGCTGGATTAAGTGTTGTCAATGAAGAATTTATTAAATTTGGTATTGTTCTTGATGCTACTGCAACAAAATTAAATGCTACAGCAAATGCAACATCTAGTTTCTCATCAAGCATTACTGGTCGAGCTGATGTTACAAATACGGCTAATTTAGTTGAAAGTATTATTAAAAAATATGATTTAAATGCTGTTATTTCAATGCAATTTGTTAGTAAATTAGGTGATGTTATCCACAGTGCATTTATGGCTAGTGGGACTGAAGCGGCAAATGTGCAAAAACAAATTGAAGCTGGAAAGATTGATGTTAGCAAAATACCGTCATCGTTGACAAAATATCCAACAATGGATGAGTTGAAAAAATATGGTACAACTGATATTTCAGGTAACATATATCAATATACAATGGATTCAGCAATTGCATCATTATCAAAAGCAATGACAGGTATTGCAGCTAAAGGATGGAAAACAATCGAAGGGAAAGGATTTCAATTAGCAACACCTGCGGCAGAATCAGCATATAATCCTGTACAATCAAATGCTAAGATTTTAGCTGATTATTTTTCTAAAAACCCATCATTGACTGAAGCACAGTTAAATACGATTGCTAATACCAATTTTATTACAAGCAATTATAAAGATAAAGCATCAATTGACGCTAATCTTAAAATTAAAACAGGCGCATTACCAACTGAACTTGGTTATTTTGGAAAAGATTGGATGCAATTATCGCCAAAAGATAAATCTTATATGGCTAATGCTACCGATATGGCAACTGTTGTTAAACTATTTGTTGATGAATATAAACGTGAAAACTCATTAATAAATGGCATGTGGACTCACACCAACGCAGTGGCTAATGAACAAACAAAAATGATGACAAAAGCAATTGATTCATTAGATGTATTTATTACATCAAATAAATTAACTGGAAAGTCAGATATTATTGGTACATTAGGTTTAGCTACTTCATCAATAATGAAAACAGGTATTGATTATGGTGTTGCTGCTACATGGGATTTAACTAAAGCAGCAACAGTAGTTACATCTGTGGCAAATAAAAATTCATTAGAAGCTAAAAAAGCATTAGATGATGCTAAAAATGCATTGGTTGTTGCAAATCAAGGTAAAGATAAGGCGTCAATAAAATCAGCACAAGCCACATTAAATAAAGAGCAAATGAACTATGATGCCAATTATGTTATTGAACTTCAAAAAGCAACACAAGAAATTCAAAATAATATGGGTCTTATTTTTGAAATGTTTGTTAATGCTGGCTCAAAGTTAAGCGATGTTGTTTCTGATGATTTTTCACAAAAAGCACAGGATTTTGTAACTGCTTTAGGTGGAATAGATAAAGCTGTTTCTGCGGTAGATAAAGCTAAAAAATATGCATTGACTGATGAAGAATATGCAAAAATGAAAGTTGATGTGGCTCAAACACGAGTTGATGCATTATTAAAACAAACAAGTTTTAAAACAATTGAAGAAGCAACTACTGCATTTAAAAATAATCCACTGGATGCAACTCTCGTAACATTAATGGGTAGTGCTTCAGATTTGAGTGATGCATTAAAGAATGCAAGTACTACAGCAAATGGATTTAAAAAATCTATATCTGATTGGGTATTAGGTAAAATGACAACAACTGTGGGTTCACCTGAATCACAATTCAATGCATC